CGCCGTCCTGGAGAATCCGGAACTGGACCTCCTGGCCCTTGATTCTCTGTCCCATGCGGTTGCGCTCCCTTCCTACGCGGCCAGTTGCTCGACGACCACGGACTCGCCGACCGTCACCGCGAGCACGATATCGTCGAGGGACGACAGCGTGCGGACCTTGACCTTCCAGACGAAGATCCCAGCCCCGTTGAGCTCCAGGGTGTTTCCGCTCTTGGAGTCCACGGAGTACGCCTTGATGCGCTGGAAGGACGGGTTCGTGGGAGACAGGAGCGAGTCGAGGAACTGGTCGATCTGTGACGTGATCTGGTCCACGCGCTCGTCCGTCGCGAGCTTCTTCACGTACGGGGACACGACCGTCTTCAGGCTGTCCTGGATGAAGTCGGCCATCGTGCGCCGCTTCGAGGACGGCTTCGCGGGGTCGGTCGTGACGTCGGACTGGACCTGCCACGCGAGGTTGTCGCGGTCGAAGATCAGGGCCATCACGCCGGCGGCCTTGAACGTCTCGTACTCCGCCTGCGTGTAGTTCTCCGGCTGCACGTCGCCGGCGAACAGGATCTGCTCGGCGAATCCCGAGATCGCCGACAGGAGGTTCGTCGGCTCGCCCACGTTCCGCTCGGGCGGGAGGTTGTTGAACAGCGACGCCACGAACCCGTCGGCGCCCATGACGCGCTGCCCGCCGGCGACCGACACGTTCGACTCGACCGCCGGGTACGCGTACCGCACGCGGTCCGACGCGTAGGCCCCGACACCCGGATCCGGCGTGTCGAGCGCCGGCGTGCTGGAGGTCGTGAACGGCGGCCGGATGATGGCGATGCGCCCGCGTGCCGTCTTCGACACGGTGATCGCATTCAGCTTCAGCGCGGCGCGAATGGCCTCGCTCTCGCGCGCGGCCCACAGGACGGTCACGAGGTTCTGCAGCGTCCCGTTGCCGACCGTCGCGTCGATCGCGGCCTGGTAGCGCGTGTCGATTCCCGCCGCGTCGAGCTCCTGGGCGTCGCTGTTCATCACGACGCCCGCGGCGCCGGACTCCAGCCACGCCAGGTCGTTGACGAACATCGGCGTCGCGGAGGGAACGAGGCCAGCGCCGAACACGTTCACCATTCCGACGCCCGTCACGAGCCCGTCGCCGGCGCCGTCGGTCTCGATCACGTAGTCCTGATCCGTGGCGAACACACGGGTCGCCGAGGAGAGGGTCGCGTTGTCGGACACGCGAGTCCCGGCCGGAACGATGATCGAGGAGTCCGCGGGCGCTCCGGTGACGGAGATTTCGGCCGCGACCTTCGTCCCGGTCTCGCTTCCGTCCTCGGTGACGCGCATGTCCACGCGCACGACACCCAGGCTCGCCCACACCTTGTTCGTGACCGCGAGGAACCCGTTGCCGTTGTCCGGAATGATCGGCGCTCCCTCGGGGAGCGTCTCGTCCTCGGGGCTCACCAGCTTGTACCCGCCGAGATTGCTGAGGAGCACCTGCTGCGTCGAAATACGATAGATCGAGTTCGGGACGCCCTTCAGGAACTCGCCAATCAGAACCGCCATTCCCTGTCCGACGCCGAAGTTTGCCGGCGGTTCGTTCTGGTCCACGATCACGACGCCTTCGATCGCGGAGATGATGTTGAGGCCGGGGAACTCCTCGAACCGGCGGGTGAAGCCCATTCAGCCTCTCCTCCCTGACCGGGTGCAGGGACCGTACACCGAGCGCCTCACCGCGTCAACGGCCTCCGACGATCACGCCGCCGCCTGGTCCGTCGAGCTCCTGGTCGTCTCCAGACTCCACGCCCACCCTCGGCTCGAGGACGGCGATCCCCTTCTTCTCGACCATGTAGGGAACCTCGACCGTGACCGTCACGGTGGTCCGGAACTGGTTCCCCGCAACGCTCGCCTCGTCCAGGTTCGGCTGCTCGCTCTCGTACGTGAACCGCGCCTGCTGCTCGAAATAGTCGTCGAGGAACAGGAGGAGCCCGTACGCCGTGGCGTCCGGGTTGAGCGCGTCCTGGAGCGCGCGCATCACCGAGTCCATGCCGGCGATCGTCTCCGTCCACAAGTCGATCTGGAGCTGTGCCACCCACTCGCCCTTCTGGAAGATGGCGGAGCCCGCCGTCCCATTCACCTTCTCCGACGCGACGAACGGCGTCATGGGGCCCGACTCGATCTCGGCCCGCACCAGGATCAGCGACGCCGCCGGGACCTTGAACGGCTTGTTGAAGTCGGGCCACGAGTCGTGCACCTTCGCGAACTTCCACTGCTTCCCGGCCAGCTCGAACGTCAGCCCCTCCAGGAACCGGCGGAACGATCGGAGCGCCGCGGTCCGGACGTCCACCATCGTGACGCCCATCAGGCGGCCCTCGCCGCTTCCTCACACGCCCGAGCGATCTCCTGCTCCGCGAGTCCTCCGAGCCTCCGCAACGCTCCGGTCATGATGTGCCTCGGCGCCGTTCCTTTCTTGTGGATCGCGTTCCGAATCGCCCAGGCCATCCGCTCGATCTCGTCGTACTGTTCGTGGGCTCGCTCCGCGCTCTTGATCCGTCCGCCGCGCCACTTCTTCGCCACGCGGAACTTCCGGTAGACCCACTCGCGAATCGGACCGATCGGCGGACCGGCCTGTCCCGGACGACGGCCGAGCTCGATCACGCCCGCATAGGGCGCGTCCGACCCGAGCGTCGCGCCCGTCTTCGTCGTCTCCACCCTCCACGATCGGCGGTACTGGCCGGTGTTCACCGGGGCGAACGGCTTCCCGTTCGCGATGCGCTGCGCGATCTCGGCGAGGCCCCGCTGCGCTCCACGGCGCAGCCCCTTCACCACCGCCGCCTTCAGCGCGTCACCCTGGCGACGGAGGACAGCCGGCACTTGGCTCGGGAGATAGATACGGGAGACGGCCATCAGAAGGCGATCTCCGGCTCGCCGGTGCTCGACATGCTCGCCTGCTGTCGCTTCAGGACCACGATCCACTGCGCGTTGTCCTTGTCGTTGTACGGGACGCCGACCGGCGTGTACCTCCGCCGCGGCGCCGCCGGCGTGTCGCTCCCATCCTCCGCGACCTCCCAATAGAACGCCATGTTGTCCGGGAGCCCGTCCGGGTGTCCGTCGATCCCGAGGAGCTGGTGCTCGGAGAACGTGAGCGAGATCCACCGGATGCGCAGGTCGCCGTCCTCCATCCGTCCCGCGGTCGTGGCACGCATCTTCGTCATGGTGAGGTCGTCCACGATCGGGTTCGGGAGGATCTCCGTGCGCACGCGCGAGGACTCGCCCTCGCCGATCCGCAAACCGTTCCACGTCTCCTTCACGAGGAAGACTCGGTACGGCCGCACGCCCAGGTCCGTCGCAATCTGACGGATGGGGTCCACGATCGCGGGGAGCTGGTCGCCGAGGCTCGCCTGGAGTTCGCCCTGCGTGAGCGGGCGCGTCCCTGGATTCACGCTACCCCAACTGGACCGGGACTGACCTCACGGCGTTCGACTGCTGCTGCGCCAGGCTGTACGCCTGGAGCGGGACGCCGAGCTCGTCGGCCAGGCGCTTGCACCAGTACGATCGCTCGGTGCGGAGCTGTCCGGGCTCGCGATGGTTGAGCTTGATCTCCCCGACCTCGGCCGCCGCCAGGCGCGTGACCGACTGGAAGATCCGCTCGTCGAGCGCCTCGATCTTCACGAGGTACCCGCGCACCCCGTCCTCGCCCTCCTGGAGCAGATGGTTCATCGCCAGGTCCACGAGGAACAGCGGTTGGATCAGGCGCGGCACGCCGAGGCTGATGGACGCCGACGAGCTCGTATTCAGGAACCCAAGCGCGCGGCGAACCCTGGCCCTCTCGTTGTCGGTGAGCACCGGGTCTCCTCCCGGCCGGTCTTACTTCTCGACCGGCTTGACCTTCAGGCCCTGCCGAACCCACGCGGCGACCGGCTGGTGCGTCGCGTTCACCACCGTCCCCTTCGGGAGGGAGACGGCGCCCGCGCTGTGGCGGGTCAGGTGGCCGGCGGTTCCGGAGAAGTCCTCGAGCACGACGTACTTCCCCGACATGCGCTCGGGGGAGGCGGCGGGCGCCGCGGCGGTCTTCTCCGCCCTCGGCGTCTTCGGCTCCTTCGGGGTCTTCGCCTTCTTCGCGGGCTTGCCGTCTCCCGCGTCTCCGGACGCCTTGGGTCCAGCGAACTCGCCTGCGCCTTCGTCCTTCTTCGGGTTCGCCATCGCGTCCTCCTTCAGTGAGAAAAGCGGGGGTTGTGACCGGGTTCCGGTACCGGCGTTGAACCTACCAGAAGGTAGGTGGCCCGAAGGCCAAAAAGCGCCCGCCGTGGGCGCATGAGCCCGGTCACAACGATCCCGTGTCCCGAGGCTGGTGGGCCTGGGACTGGTGCGGTCGCCGAAGCGATGCACCGAAGTGGGGCGAAAAGCCCCGCCGGACGACGCAGAAGCGTGTCCGTAATGCCGCCGAAGCAGCATGACAGGGGAAAAGAGAACCCGGGGCCAGCGGCGGCGCTGACCCCGGGGCGGTGCGGACGGTCTGGTTCATCCGGTCCTGTTAGGAGCCGGTCTCGATCACGACCGCCCGCTTGTACACGGACGGCGTGCCCGTCAGGAAGTCCGACGGGATTCCGTAGTCCCCCGACCAGGACCAGGTGTTCGAGACGACCTGCTGGAGCTTGTCCAGCGGGGCGCGCATCGTGTACCGGATCCCCTCGGTGTTCACCGCGATGCCGTTGTTCGTGATGGAGAAGTTGCCGACCTTCCCCGTCACGCCGGCCTCCGAGATGAACCGCTTCATCTCGTCGATGTAGTGCTCGTAGATCGCCCCGTACCCCGTCACGACCGGGCGACGGATCGTCGCACCGCTCGCGGAGACGAGCACGTCGTTGCCGATGCTCTCGTCGCCCAGGGTGACGCTCTGCGGGTTCGGCGTCTCGTTGTCCCGGTAGAACAGGATCCCGCCGAGCTCGCCGATCGCGAGGTCCCGGTACATCACGTAGTCCGGCAGCGCGGTGTTGAGCTGACGGAACGCGGGGTCCTTGAAGAGCTGGATCTCGCTGATGGGGTCGAGGTGGCAGTGGTAGTACCCGTCCGGGTGCGTCGGGACGTTGTTCGCCCGGAGCGATGCCACCGCGAGGAACAGCAGGTCCAGCGTCAGGATGTCGCCCGCCACCAGCCCGAGCGCGGACAGCAGCCCCGCTCCCGCGCGGATCACGAGCGGCGACTCGTTCGCGATGATCGCGTCGTCCAGGGTGATCGTGAGCGCGCCCGCCGTCGTGTTCTTCAGCGTGAGCGTTCCCGGCCCGTTCGGATCGTTCGCGTCGTCCGGCACCGCGGCCGTCACGTCGAACTGTGCGGCCAGCGGGTCCACCGTCGCGTCCACGACCGCGATCGGATTGGCTGCGGAGACAGGCGTCGGCCGACCGGAGAGGATCGGCGTCTGCGTGAATCCGTTGATGTTGCGAACGTGCACGTCCTGGCTCGCGGCCGGAGCCACGATGAACGGGCCGCCCGCGTCGTCGACGGTCGTCTGTCCGCCGAGGTACGCGGTGTAGAGCTTGTTCCGCGCGACGTGGTTCAGCGTCTGACCGGCGCTGATGCCGAGCGCGTGCACGTCCGAGTCCAGCGTGGACGCGGCCGCGACGGCGTTCGTGGGCAGGTCGCTGTCCACGGAGTCGCCGTACTGCTCGATGAACGTCTCCCACTGCTCATAGGAGACGGTCGACGCCGCGGGGTCGGTGCGCGGGTTCAGCGGCTTCGGCTTGGGCTTGATGATCCCGCGCCGGGTGTTGAGCCGGCTGTCGCCGACGTTTCCGCCCCACTCCTCGCGCGCCATGTCGGCACGGAAGAGGAACTTCGGACGGAGCGCGTCCGCGAAGGCGCGCTCGAGCAGTCCGTCCTGAACGATGTTCCGGACGAACTGGTTGTTCTCCACGATGAACGGTGCGGGCATGGCTCCTCCTCGTTACCTGGTGGGCAGTCCGTTGCGTGCCCGGTAGGCGGCCAGCTCCCCCCGGTCCATGTCCGTCACCCTTTTCGTGGGCGACGGGGCACCGGCGGGCGGTGGCGCAGCGGGCGCTGCTCCGGTTGTTCCCGTGTTCGCCGGCGCGCGCGGCGCCTCGAACAGTGCGGGCCGATCCGTCTTCAGCTTCGCGAAGAACGCGGGGATGTCGAACTCCTCCCCGGCCTTCTTCTTCGCGAGCTCCGTCTTCAGGATCGCGATCGCGGCCTCGATGTACTCCTCCTGCACGATGCCCGAACGGATCGCGTGCTCGCGGACCTTCGACTTCCAGTACAGGTTCTTGTTCCGCTCCTGTTCCTGGACGAGCTTGCGCTCGGTCTCGGTCAGCTTCCGCACGGTCTCGTCGGACTCCTTGCTGGAGCGCGTCGGCTTCGCAGGCGTCGGGCTTCCGCCGCCGTTGCCGTTCCCGTTTGCGGGAGCGGCCGCGGGCGCGGCACCGTTCGCCTTCCTCACCAGCGCGTCGAGTTCCTCGACCGTCTTCACCCCGAACTGGTCGAGCAGCTTGCGCAAGTCCTTCGCCGACTCCCGCCGAACGCGCTGCATGAACGCGGCCGGATTCGGGAACGTGATCGCGCCTCCGTTGCCGTTGCCTGCGCTCGCCGGCGCCGCCGGGGGAGCCGGAGGCGTCGCCGCGGGGTCCGCCGCGGGCGTAGATGCGGGCGCTGCTGCTGCAGCGGGAGCTACGGGTTCTGCCATGATCCCTCACCGCGCTTGACCGCGCGCGTTGCGTAGATGCGGGCGACCGTGGCATCGGCCGCCCCCATCGGGAAAGTGCGCATCGTCAGTTCCTCGCCTCGGCCCTGTTACCAGCCGGGCTCGGTCGCGACGTCCACCGCGGCCGCGAAGTACGTGACCGTGACCGTGTTCCCGTCCTCGCCCGCGGCGAACGTCAGCGTCTTCCGGTCCGCGCTGATCGCGCACGAAACCTGGTCGACCGGCGTCTCGCCCGTCGGGATGATGAACACGGACTTGTTGTCCGTCTCGTCGTACGCGTTCTCGACGAGCGCCGCAGGACGCGCGAGCACGACTGTGTTCGCCGCGAACCCGCCGCCCACGCCGATCACGAGCGTCTCCTTGAACGGCGCGGCGAACATGTCGCCCAGGAGGATCTTGCGCAGTGCGTCGGCGATCTTGTTGGGATTCGCCTGGTTCAGAAGATCCTTCAGGGTCGTTGCCATCGTCGCGCCTCCGAGGAAGTGGCCCAGGGAGGCGGCGCCCGGTCAGGAGCCCCCACCGCTACGCGATGGAGTTGCCGCTCTCCCTGACCGGGTTGATGGGCGGACGCTACAAGGCGACGGTCAGAAAGTCAATCGACTAGGACCGGTCGCCGACCACGAGGTACGCGACCGAATCCACCGCCGAAGCCACCGGCGTGACGACGCTGATTGCCGTGATCGGGTTCTCGCGCGTCTTCACGATGAACGTGCCGTCGCACGGGATCGACTGGTCCACTCCGGTCGCCCACGTCACGAGCACCGTCACCGGCCCGCTCGCCTTCAGGTACACGAACTTCGCTTCCTCCACCCGCCCGAACGGAATCGGGAACGTGTCGTTCGCCGGGAGGTCGGTCATTTCGCCGTCGTTCCGCTGCGAGAACTGTTCGAGCTCCTGGAGCCCGACCTGGCCGAGATTGGACCCTGGGTTCAGGCCGACTTGCGGGGGACCAGCGAGGATCGTCCCCTGGAGCTGGACGGTAACTTCCACGAGCTACCGCGAGCCGTGCGAGTTCGAGCTCTTGTACACCCCGTCCGTGGCGGCCGCCGGCGTCGGGCGCGGATCGCCCGTCGGCATGTTCTTCAGCTCGGGCGCGTCCTTGCCGACGCGGTGCTCGAACGACGGCGAGCCCTGGCTGGAGATCTGCCCGGTCGCGCCGATGTTGCCCGTATTCCCGCGATCGGGTCCGCCGCGATCCGCGGGGACTCCCTGGTCGCCGCCGCGGTTCGAGGGGCTGCCCTCTCCGCCTTCGGCGATCGTGCGAACGGTCCGGTGTCCGACTTCGGGCATGGCGTCCTCCTACTTCAGGCCGGGCGCGCGACCGCGCATCCCGGAGCCGGCGAAAGGCGTGTTGCGTACGGGAACGGATTCGTTGGGCTCCGTCGGAAGGCCCTCCGACCTCTCGGCCGCCTGGTACCGCTCGTACCCAGGACGGAGCGCGACGGACAGGTCGCCCGCCTGTGGATCTGCGAGCACGGCGTCGTCCACGTTCGGGCTTCGCCGCGGCTTCCGCTGGTCCGACTCGGTGGGCAGCTTGTTGGTCGGGTTCACGCCGAGACGCTACTACCCGCGCTCGTGCGCGTCAACCCCTTCGCTTCGTCGCCGCCGCCATGCGCTGCGCCGCGGCCCGTCCCCAATCAGGGTGGAACGGGATCACGTACTCCCGATCGTTCGGCCGGTTCGGCGGGTGCATGTAGAACTTGTGCTGGATCGGGTCCCAAAACGCCTCGTCGAGACCGCGGACCTCGCCGTGGATCAGTTTCGAGTCCTTCCCCGTGCGCGTGTCGAACGTCGCGATGATCTGGCGCTTCATGCCCGGGAGGTCCTCGCGCGCGGTCTCGCGCATCCCCTCCAGCTTCGTGAACTCGTACGCGCCGGCCATCTCCGTGCGCACGATGCGCTCGGCGCGGTACCGGTTCCGTGCAAAGGCCCCGTCGCTCGCGGCCACGGCGTCCACAGCCTGACCGATCGTGTCCCCTCGCACCAGCGAGAGCGACATGGCGCGCTCGATCTTCCCGAGCGTCGGCTCTCCGTATCGGCGCGAGCCCTCCTCGAACTTCGACCGGAGGATGCTGCGCGCGTTCCCCGTGAGGCGCTCGAACACGGCCGCCTGCTCGATCGCGAGCGGGACCCCGGCGAGTTGGAAGTCCGGCTCGAGGGCGTGGATCTCGGACGACAGCGAGTCGATGCCGAGCCTCACCGCATCGCGGCCGGCGTCGTCGAGCAGGTCGTTCAAGTCCGAGCCGAATCCCGCGATCGCGTCCTCGATCTGAATCAGCGCGATCCGCGCGTGCTGTGCCGTGAACGTCTGGTCGGCGCCGCGCGCCTTCAGTCCGGCGAGACGGTCGAGGAGGTCGTGGCGCGCCTGCTCGTACAGCGTGCGCACCGGGCCGAGACCGCGACCTTCGACGACTCGGCCGAGCCTCCTCCGGTGCTGGAGGATCAGCGCCGTCAGGCGCGAGACCGCCACTTACGGGTTCGTCGTGCGGAGCGGCCTCACCGTCGAGACGGGGCGGATCTTCACGCCGTTCTTCTTGTGGCCCTCGAGCATCGTGGCGTTCCACCGCTTCAGGTCGTCCACGGAGAACCGGCCGCCGCAGTGCCTGCACACGGCGATCGGCTTCGGCTCCAGGTGCACGGAGAACACGGAGACCGTGACCGTGGTCTGCTCGATCTTCCCCGTCTCCCTGTTCCGCTGATTGACTCCAGTGCTGCCAGGTCCCGTGAAGCACGAGCAGCACACGAGGGTCGAAACGTCCGGCTTCTCCTTCGCGACGATCGGCACGGCCTACTCCCCGCCGCCCCCGTCGTCTCCGCCGCCGCCCTCGTCGTCCTCGTGCTCCTCGGCGCCTTCCTCGTGGTTCCCCTCGTCCTCGCCTTCGGCGCCGGGGCCCGAGAAGTTCTCGTCCTTCGCTCCGCTGTTCCCCTCGCGCTTCAGCGCCTCGTCCTGGAGACCGTGGAGTCCGTCGTGGTCCGTCGTGCAGACGGTGTTCAGGTCCTCGGGCGAGTTCGCCGCGTCGCCTTCCTCGTTCGTGTGGCGGACGTGGTGCACCGTCAGCCCGTCCTTCGTGTGGCACACGACGCACCGGTAGCCGTCGCGCTGCATCGTGCGGCGCACCACGTCGGCCGGGAGACCCGGATCCGGCTCGTGGTGCATCGTGGCGCCGGCGTCGCGCGCCTCCTGCTCCAGCTTCTGCTGCTCGGGGTCGCCGCCCTCCTGCTCGCCTCCACCGCCGTGGTCGCCCTGGTCGCCACCGTCTCCGCCGTTGCCGCCCTTCATCCCGAGCGCCTTCTTCAGTTCATCGGCCTTCGGCATCGTCCTCTCCCTCGGGCGGCGGCCCGTCGTCTTCGATGGCTTCCGGTGTCCCTCTGAACCTCGCGCTGGAGCCTAGCGCATCCACGGGCGCTGGCGAAAGCCCTCTGAACGAGAGCGCGTGGCAATACCCGACCACCGACCCACTCGGCTCGTAGTGCACGCACACCTCGCACGCCACGCCGCCTGGCCGGTTGATGTACGCGAGTTCCTCCTTCGTCCGCGGCGCGCGGTCCGCGGGGAGCGTGTCGGGCCAGGTCTCCGCCGGCGTCCCTGGCGAGTGCATCACGCACCAGCCCGTCGGCTCCACGTCCTCCTCGGCGGCCATCTCCATGCACCGGCCGCCGGCCTCTCCCTCCTGGACGAACTTCCAGCAGTTCTCGCAGTTCTTCCGCACTCCGCTCGGCGCCGGCGGAGTGTAGAGCGCCTCCGACTTCTCGGGCGCCCCCGAGCTCGGCGAGGTAGGCCCCGGCACCATTCCCGCTGGCGTCGGCAGCGGTTCGTTCGCCGCCGAGATCGGTCCGGTCGCGAACGCTGCGCGGAGCTCCCCGACGTTCGGAATCACGCGTCTGCCCCGTACGTCTTGAACACCCAATCGAGGCCCACGCCGAACGGCTTCGCCCCGATCGCGATCGCGCGGTCGTCCACGTAGAAGTCGGCGAGCGGCTTCGGGAGGACCTCCATGTCCGGGAACTTGTCGTGCACCCAGGCGACCGCCTCCTGGAACAGCGGCGAGTCCGCGCCGCCGAACTCCTTCGCGCCGCGCGCGGTCCAGATCCGGACCGTGTGCCCCGCGTGCCGCAGCGACTGAATCCCCGCGACGACTCGCGCGTCCCACTCGAGCGGCTTTTCGAGGTCGTGCGGCACCAGCGTGCCGTCGACGTCGAACAGGAACGTCACTGCGTCCCACGGAAGCGCGGGTCACGACGCGGCGCGCCCGCCGGCGTGTCGCCCTGGGCGCCTTCCTCGGTCCCCGTGCTCGCCCCCGTGCGTCTTGCCGCCGCGTCGGCCAGGCGCCGCTCGCGGTCCGCCGGGTCCAGCTTCCCGATGTTCGTCCGCTCCGCCTCGACGTCCTGGACACCGAACATCGGAGCAACGTGCGCGATCGCGGTGTCCTGCGAAATGTACCCGGCGAGCTCGGCGCTGGACGCGTTCTCGATCTCCTGGCGCACGTCCTCGGGCGTCGGCTGGAAGTAGCGGCCCCACTTCAGCGCGACCGTTCCCGCCTTCGCCTCGGGGCCCGCCTTGCCCTTGTGCTTCACTTCCAGCCCGAGCGTCGGCAGCTTCTTCATGTCCTCGACGACGAGTTCGAGGAGCGGAACCATCCCCTTCGTCCCGTACTGCTGCCGGTACTTCCCGGCCTCGGCGAGCGTCGGCTGCCACAGATACTCGAGCGCCTTCGCCGAGAGCGCCGAGCCCGAGATCTCCTTCGGGTCCCGCGGGATGATGCCGGCGCCGTCGAGCGCCGCGTTGATGTACTCCTTCACCTGGACGCGCATTTCGCCGATCGTGGCGCCGGTGATCTCGACGTACTCCATGTCCTCGTCGGGCTCCAGGATGATCGCGTTCTCCGGGCCGCGCTTGATCGTCCCGACCTCGTGGCCCTCCTTCACCTTCAGCACCAGCGCCGGGTCGCCCTGGTACTGGAGCGCGCGGTCGAGCTGTGAGGCCATCGCGTTCGTCGCGTCGAACAGGTCCAGGAGGTCCTCGTAGTCCGAGAGACCGTCGGGCGAGTAGTCACACGGCCGGTTCTGAATCCACACGCCGCGGAACTTCCCGAGCGTGTTGAGAACCTCTTGCTTCACCACGAACTGCGGCACCTTGTCCGACTCGAGCTCGGGGTTGTCGTACAGCGTGTCCGCGGTGTCCGAGAGGTCGCGGCGGTACCAGCGCCACACGCGCTCGAGCCTGGTCTCCTTCTTCTCCGCGTCGAACGTCTGCTTCATTTCCGGCGCGCCGTCCGGCTCGTCCGACGGGTACACGTACTGAATCCGGACCAGCTTCGGCCGGAACTGCGCCTTGTTCTCCCACTCCAGGACCTCGGCGTTCTTCGGGTTGTGGACCTCGAACTCCAGCTTCCCGTCGACGAACCGGTAGGTGATGAGCGCCGTCCCCTGGGACCCGCCGAACCCGCGCGAATGGATCATCGCCGACTCGAACGCCGAGGACAGGAGCGCGTCGCGGAGGATCTCGTTCGTCGCGGGGTCGCCCTCGTACGTGATTTCGGGGAACCGTCCCTCGGCGAACAGCAGGCTCGAGTAGGTGTCGACGATCCGCTTCGCCACGTTGTACCGGACGTGCGGGCGACGGCCGCGGCGGTCGATGATGTTGTAGCCCGAAGGCGCCCACATCTCCGTGACCGGCTGCGGGTCGCGCCACCCGCTGCTCGGCATCGGGCGCCCGTGCCAGTCCTGTGTCTTGAAGTCGTCCTGGAAGTCCCGGTAGTACGCCTCGAGCCGGTCGAGCGTGCGGTACCGCTCGCTCGTCCCCATGAGCGCGTTTGCGATGAGGAACTTCTGAATCTCGGGCGTCGGCACGCGAGGAGCCTACCCCATCTGCAGCGAGAAGTCCTCCGACCTCGCGGGCGTCTTCCGTCCGAACTTCGCGGCCTGCTGCGCGAACCACATCGCCATTACGGTGTCGGTCTCCTTCAGCGTCGGGTACGCCGACATTTCCCGGTCCCACTGGCACCACCCGCACTCGCACTCGGGCGGGTGTCCCACCCACTCGCCGCGCGGAACCTCCCACGCTCCGTTCGACAGCTCGACCTCGATCGACGGCAGCCCCAGGTCCGGCGTCACCTTGTTCCGCCCCGTCGTGAACGCGCGCACCTTCGGCCCGTAGCCGTAGCCCGCCGCCTTCGACCAGTCGATCAGCGCCTGCTGATACCCGTTGTTCTCGACCATGAAGATGTCGGGGCGGTACGTCAGCCAGATCTCGTTGAGCTTCCGCGCCGTGTCGGGGCTCGACCAGCGCCCGCGGAAGATCGCGAGCGGCAGGCGCTTCTGGTTCTTCCGGACGTGCATCACGTGGATCACGGTCCCGGGCCGCGACTCGCTGGACAGGTCCACGCCGGCGAACACGGGCCCCTCGCCTTGCCACAGGTCGCGAACCTCCTGTGGGATCGCCGGCTCCGACTTCGCCTTCGCCCACGACTGGAACATGAGCTCGCCCGCCGCGAACGCCTTCTGTTGGAACCCCCGCGCGTAGGCTCGCTCGCCGAGCGTCTTCTTCCGCGCCTCGAGCCGTTCCTTGTTCCACCGCGAGTAGAGCGGGACCTCGAACGTGAGCGTTGGCTTCTGTGCCACGGCCTACCCGTGCTTGCCGTTCGTCCCCGTTCCTTCGACGAGCGACGCGGCGACCGCCTTCATCAGCGCCGGCGTCTGGATGTCCGGGTGTCCGGTGCGGTGTAGCGCCATCATCTTCATCACCAGGTCGCCGTCACCGTTCGCGAGCGAGGCGACGAGAGGCCCCATCGCTCCGATCGCCGCCTTGTGGAGCTGGCAGAAGGTCCGCGCCTCGCGGTGCTCCGTGCACGGCGTCCGCTGGATCGTCTCGTGGAGCTTCAGGAACAGCCGGTAGATGTCGTGGCGCTGCTTCGGCGTGAACTCGCACGGGCGCCGCGGGGCCTCCGCCCTCTCGTCGGCCAGGAGCTTCGGCCCGCTCACGACTTCCGCCGCGGGTCGAACCACCCGATCCCGTCCTTCGCCATCAGGTACACGGCCGCGCACACCAGGTAGGCCATGCCGACTCCGAGCCCGACGAGCAGCCAGCCGGAGGCGCTCACTGGACGTCCCCGAACCGCTTCCGGTGCTCCTCGGCCGCCCGCTCCGCTCGGTCATTCCGCTCGTGCTCGTCCTGGCGGTCCACGAGTTGCGCGTACAGGATCGCGCCCACGAGAACGACGAGACCGCCGACGGCGCCGCCGGCGATCGCCGCCGCCCACTCGATCGCGCTCACGGCTTCAGACCGCCGTCTCGGGTTGCCACGATCCACGGGTCCTTCCGCTGGCGGGTCCCGAAGAACCGCAGCGCCTTGGTCGAGATCCACCCCGCACGTCCGTGCATGTAGTCCCACCCGCAGCAGTGACACGCCTGCTGCAGCCGGTCGATGAACGTGTGCCCCCCATTCAGGACGCACGACCACTGGAGGAGCCACCACGCGAACTTCCGGACGTGGAGCACCACCCAGGACCGCACCCCGAAGTCCGGGTCGCCGGGGTCGGCCGCGCGCTTCACTGGCCGGTGTCCGGAGCCACGGCGTCCAGCTCGATCGCCTGGACCGCTCCGAGCACCTGAAGGGCGTCCCTACCCTCCAGCGCGATCGACGCGTTCGCCGTCATGAGGGCTTCGCGGATCAGCCGGAGCGCGGCCGTCCGGTCCGGGCCCGCGGGACACCACCGGATCACGTCCGAGGCGAACGCGCGCGCCGCCTCTCGGAGCACGTGGTACCTCGCCGCCTGGTTCCCGCTCGGCGGGTGGTACCGGAAGACTTCGTCGAGCGCCTCGTTCGCCTTCGGGGTGAGGGAGCGAACGGGCGCGCCTTCGGTGGTCGGTTCCATCAGGCGGCCGCCTTCCTGGTCCGCGAGTAGGCGCTCTTCGACGCCTTCCACTCCGGCGACCCATTGTACACGCGCATCAGTTCGGCCACGGTCTCCATGAACGCGAACGTCTTGAACTGGCTGCCAATCGGCAGCCGTTGCCACGGCACCAGGTCGGGGTGAACCTTTCCCGCCCGGTCCAGTTTCGGGCCGCGCTTCCAGCCCGCCGCCTTCCTGTTCTCGAGCCACGCTTCGTGGAGCTCTCGCGGGAGCGCGCCCGACAGCACCAGGCGAACGCCCTGGCGGAGGCTCTCCCGCATCGCCGGCGACGCGTTCTTCCACGTCGGGCTCGGCTCCTGTTGGAACAGCCGGCACAGGCGCCGGTTGTTCGTCGCGCACGCCTCCGCGATGAAGTCGAGCAGGCCCTTTTTCCAGTCCTTCGCGCGTCTCGCCACAGTCCCTCCTATGCCGCCTTCGGCAGCGGGTAGCTTTCGTCGGCCCCGTACACTTCGCACTCGATCGCCTTCATGTCCTCGCGCACCCGCTGAACCAGCGTGCACGAGTTCGGCTTCGCCATCATGTGCGCCGTCGCGTCGTCCGTTGCCCACGCCGTCGCAACCCACAGCCCCTTGCCGTCCGGCTCCAGGCGCGAGAGCCACGTGCCGTCTACCTCCTCCTTCACCTTCGGCTTCAACCCCGGCTCCTGGATCGTGTTCTTCAGGTCGCACGGGTCGTCGAACAGAATGTGCGACGCGCGGCCGGCGATGCCCGTCGAGAAGACGCCCTTCGCCTGGACCGTCGGGTCGAGGACGGTCGAGCCCCCCTGGCGGAGCATGTAGAGCTCGTGGTGCGTCCACTTCAGGTCCGGGTCGGGGCGCACGTGCGGGTACATCAGCCGGTACCGCTTCCCCGTCTCGATCACGCGCCGGATTCCCATGACGCGCTGCGTCGCCGTGTCGTCGGCGTTCGAGACGATCTTGATCCGCGGATTGTGCGGGTCGTTCCCGAGCACCCACAGCGCGACGCCCACGACCAGGCCCGTGGACTTCCCGTGTCCGAACGGCGCCTGGATCACGGCGAACAGGTCGCGCTGCCAGCACCACGCGATGTGCCGGAACCACGCCATCTGGACCTCCTCCATCAGGAGCTTCAACCCGTGGTCGTCTCGGAGGATGAGCTGGCACAGCTTCGCCGGCGAGTTCGCGCACCGCCGGCGGTCGAGCTCCAGACGCGCCGCGGCGCGCCGGACCTTCCGTCCGCGCTCCTCACTCGCTTCCATCGGCGATCGCCTCGAGCTGGTCGTCCGTGAGGTCCTCCAGGTTGTTCGGCGCGCCCTTCCCGATCTCGACCTTCTGGCGCTCGACGATCAGCCCGAACAGCTTCGCCGTCTTCTCCGCCACCCGCGCCGCCGCCTCGTGCTCGTTCGCCGCCAGCAGGCGCTTCGTCGCGAGGCTGTACGTCCCGAGCACCTTCGCCCGGATCTCGTTCTTCATCCCGGGGCTGGACTCCTTCGCGAGCCTGTCCTTCGCCGCCCGAATGAACTCGTCGATCGCGCCAGGCGCCCGGTGCTTCAGCGGGACGGCCGCCGCCTTCCGCCGCACGCTCGCCTGCTCCTTCGGCGAGAGAACCTCGATCTCCCCAGGCTTCATCGCCCTGGCCTCCGCTCGCGCTTCGACCTCCGACCCGTACGCGGCGATGATCTCGGCCCGCGTCAGCCACGACCCCAGGAGTCCGGCCACCAGCTCCACCGCGGCCTGCGTGTGCGGCAGGAGCTTGGACCCGACGCGGCCGGCTCGCGGCCCCTTCCGTCGGTTCTTCTTCGGATGCTTCTGGACTTTCTCGATCGTTGTCGCCATCGCTCCCTGTCCCTTTCGTGCTCCGGGTCGGTTCCCGTAGGGGTGCCCGCGAGTTCTACCGCCGTACCTCGTGAAAAAGCAAGGGCGGACCCTCTGAAGGCCCGCCCCTGACGTGTCTCACGCAGCTATGTGGTCGGCTCGATGCCTGCCCCGCGAGGGTGCGCGCGGGCCGGGGGCGTTACCCCCGTCGGCGCATAG